AGTCTCTTGCACATTCTCTTCGCATACAGGAACATGTTTTAGTGCAGCAAGATGAAAGATGTAATCAACATTCTTTGTTGCACTTTTAACCGACTCGTAATCTCTAACATCTCCTATTACAAATTTAAGCGCAGGGTTGTTAAATTTTCTTTTCATTAATACCTGTTGTAACTCGCCGCGGGAAAAACATATAATTTCTTTTACATTGTATTTTTCTAACAGCATCGCTATTAGTGTTTGCCCCCATGAGCCTGTTGCACCACTTACAAAAATTCGGGTATTATTAAACATTTTCATTTCCTAACATAGCAATTATCTCTGCATCGCTGTATAGTTTTGCAGCCGTTATGAATTCTAAGAACTTATCATACGGTGTGTCCCGGTAATCGTCAGACGGATAAATCTTCGATGCTGGCATTTTAATCAATGTTAGTCCAAAATTATTATCCATTGGGTAGATCTCAAACTGTTCTTTACTCAGCATGTAGAACAGAATTTTATAGCTGTCTGAACAAAACTTTTGTTGTGTATGTTTTCTTGACGGAGGAATCATATCATGCAGCAATACCCACTTGGTGGCATGCATCACTGCATTGTTAAAATCCCGAAGCACATATTCGTAATCATGACATGCATCAATAAAGATAATATCAAAGCTGTCCGTCGGCAACAGACTTGCGAAATACTCATCTGTTGTGCCAGTGAACGTTGCATTGCCGTTAACGTCAACAGAGACTTTGAGCTTGGCGGTAATTTTATTAAAATTAACGTTGTCATTGACTCCGAGTTCAAGATATGAATATTCTTTTATGTTTGGCAAATTATTAATTATAATACTACTCATTTACTGATTACCTTCATCTATAATAGGATATCCAATGTATTTTTTTGCTTTGCTGGGCCCAATGACACTGTGTTCCCATGTTAAGAAATTTACAGGGATGGATTTTCCTAAATTATATTTATATATATCCTCGGGCATGGTCCGGTGAATAGCTTGAGCTGTATGTATATCGCCCCATTTTTTATTGAAATGTATTGCCGATCGAGAATAGTTCCAGGACGATGCATTTTTAGTGTATTCTACTTCGTGAGTGATATACATTGCTAAATCGGCTTCCTTTAATCTGATATAGAAGTCGTCGTCTTCATAACCCCCGCCGACAAACCTTTCATCGAACATGCCAATTTGTCGTAGTAATTCCTTACGGAATCCGAAAAATCCCAGTCGGTACAGCCCAACAAATGCATAGCCTTGATCTAATAGAGATAATAACTTTTTTACATTTTCCTCAACCGGCAACACTTTGTCCGACATAACAATCACTGTTTCGTACGGTGACTTTGCGACACAGTCGTTGACCAGTGCCGAAAAAGATGAATATCCAGTGCCATCAAAGTATGTAATCAGTTCCGGAGAGATTCTTTCTTTTATAGCAGGGAATTTATCAGGTTTGTTTGATATAACATATGTGCTGTACAACTTTTCATTCCAGAACTTGGTCCTGGTCAAGCTGTCCTTGCCATCTTTTTTAATCATAGCAATACCCATTAAATAGTTGTGTATCTGAATGGTAATATGAAATTTGTTAATTGCGTTATCGGCCGGCAAGTAAGTGTTTGCATATACTTCTAGTAGATGTTTAGCAGCGTGTGGCTTGATTGCATAGCCACAGCAACCTGGCATGGATGCATATCTATAATCTACACTGCCGGGAGGGCCAGTAGGATCTTCCAACAACGGCAAGTATCTCCAACTTTTCTTAGGATGGCCGATTGCCAGTACCAGCACATCGTCCCACTCAACTGGTATGTAAGGGCGAGATATTAAAATATCATCTTCCCAAATAATGATAGGTTCGTCTAGTTCAACACACTTTTTCCAAAGATTGTAATGACTGTAGAAACATCCTTTCACGCCAGGAGATCCGAGTTTTGGCAGCGATAGGTTTACTATATCAGGATCATCGGGAGGCCCTTTGATACCCCAGGCGTGCATTGCCCGGCCTTCCTGCTCCATTTGTCGTGCTGCATCGTTACCGTAAGTGCCTTCAAATAGTTCTGCTGTCATTCCAAACTGTTCTAATTGTTCTTTTAATCGTATTGCACTTGCAGCCGATGATTCTATTTTGGACAAATTTATAATAAAACTTTTCATTGCCAGTATGCCTCACTTCGTTTCACTGTCAGATCTGAATCCTTGCTTCGCCCCCGGTCTTTTCTATTACCTTTGAGGTGATCTAAATATGCGCCCCATTCAGAGTTGATCAATGGATGGCCTTCGCCTGTTACAACATGACTGCTCCAGTCTAGTTCCTCTAACTGCATGGTCTTTCGTACGCTGTCAAACACAAAACTGTCATGCCACTCGGCCAATGTAAATATTCCTTGCTCTGCATCATCATACACTCGTTGGAATTCTTTTAAAAACTCTAATGTCTGTGGAGATCGTAGATTCATTGCATACAATCCGCACTCGGTGTATTTTCCGTTTCGGCCCAAAAAACAAATATCTTTGGCAGGAGGACACAACTCAGTGAGCTGTTCCACTGTGATGGGACTGTGACACACTGTGTCAGCATCCATCCATATCAGCCAATCTGTGTTGGCATGCATTGCTGCAAATATAGCATAGACCTTGTGTGCAAATCTAATCGCATTCCATTTGAATCCTTTTTTGGAGTCTTTTCGTTTGGACCTAACGGGATCAGCAGATACATCGCCATTGGCCCTGGGCACATGTTTCCATGTATTCTTAAATGCAACCAACTCAGGGCTGTCACGATGAAGATCTAATACGGTTAAGTTTGGTGCAGATTCTGCTACTTTACAATCCTCGGCATATACTATCAATCTAACTCCGTCGGGCCAGTTGTGTAAGAATGTATTGATCATTCGTTTACCGTACTGCTCGTATCCAGCAGCATTGAAAGTAGTAACTACAGAGAATTTACGACTCATGATTTTCCTTATAACTAAGTGTATATTTAACCAGGTGATTTATGATAGTAAGTATTTTTGACCAGTACGGTGCGCTCAATAGCCCTCCCGTGTTTAATGCCATCCGTACAGGGTTGGACCAGCTTGGTATACAGCACAACAGCATGGACAGTTCAGCAGATGTTGCTGTGATATGGAGTCAGCTTTGGCACGGTCGTATGAAGTACAATCGTGCTGTGTGGGAAACATTCAGGAACAGCGGTAGATCAGTTATTGTAGCAGAAGTAGGCATGCTGCGTCGTGGTGCTACATGGAAGCTGGGGCTAAACGGCACCGGTAGTAGTGCATACTACGGCAGCGAGATGATACCGGGTCGTGCAGCGAAGTTGCGGCTAGAGGCAATGCCATGGACCAACTCGGGATATAATATTGTCATTGCTGCACAGCGTTCCGACAGTGAACAATGGTCCGGACAGCCTCCCACAGTGGCATGGTTAACAGAAACTGTTCGTAAGATTAGATTGTACACAGACAGGCCTATTGTTATACGGCCGCATCCACGGCAGCGTATAGGCAATATACCAGGATGCTTAATTGAAACTCCGCAGCCAGTGCCGGGAACTTACGATAACTTTGATTACGATCGGTGTTTACGCACTGCATGGGCAGTGATCAATCACAACAGTGGACCAGGATCACAAGCTGTGTTAGCAGGTGTCCCGGCGTTTGTTGATAGTACCAGTTTGGCAGCACCAGTTGGAAATTTAGACCTGTTGGCTATTAACAACCCAAGTAGACCGTGCCGAGACGAATGGTTAGAACAACTGGCACATACAGAATGGTATCCAGAAGAAATTGCATCTGGACTACCACTGGCAAGATTATTATCGTCCCATCCGGGCAATGCATCCTAAATCAAACAATGTATCAAGTGTCTGCAGACTGTGCGCGTGACTTTCTTCTGCTTTTCTAAATGTCATAGTTGTATATCTTCCATTCCTGCTGCTCTTAGACGCACTACATGCCCCAGCATGAAGTTTTTACTTTCCATTGCTTTCATAATGCCCAGGAATCGATTTCTTAAGAATGCAACTTCGTTGATGATTGTTTCAAAGTCAATCACTTCGTCTTCGCCGTCGACATATTTTTCAGCATCTCTACTGGTCAATGCTCGGGCATAGCCTTCTAAATACTTTTGGAAATGCTTGCGCCGGATCTTGCGCAACTGGATATTAAGATGATTCAACACAGCTTCAATTTCCTGAAGCTGATTAAATCTATGTTCTGTCATACCGGGCAGTGCAGTAATGTTTCTTTCTACCATACCGCCGATTGCGCAATCTCGTCGTGCTGCATCAAGCTCTTTTTCAAAGTATGCAATAAAATTTGGGATTTCTCCCAAATTTGCTGTAACACGATTATACCACATAGTTAGTCTTCAAACTCTGACTCTTCGTCGTCTTCATCGTCGTACTCTTCTTCTTCGGGCTCGTCGTCAAGATCTTTAATGTAAGCGGCCAGTGCTAACTTTACATCATTGTCACCTTTGAAATTGACACGGATGTCGTCAGGAGCGATATCGTTGTCAACAAGAACAGATACCAATACTTCCGCGGCCTCTTGACGATCAACAGTGTTGACATATCGCTTGAGTTCGTTCCAAATTTCACTTGATAAATCAGCTGACATTCTTATTCTCCTTCTATTAGTTCTGGCGAGTCATCTGCATCAGTTTCTGCAACCGCTTGTGCCAGTTCAATCACTGCATCTTTTGCTTCTGCTTGTTTTGCAAATTCTGCCATCAACTTGTCTAAACACCCGTCGGTATTTGCTTCCCATTTTTTGCGGAACTGTTTAATCACTTCGCCGTCGCCGGTGATGAACACTAAACTGTTTCCTTCTTTCTTGAGAATTTGTTTTCGTTCTGCAAGATCAACTAGACCGCTGTGTGGACTCATGCCAGTTGAGTACGGAATCTTGACTTGCATGCCCTCGAAAGGTTTAGCATAGCGTGTTTTCATTACTTTACAACCTGCACGGATACCCATAACATCAGTAATCTTGTTGCCGTCTTCGTCTTCTTTAAGCTTCATCTTTTTCATTGCAACAACAATACTTGATGCATAGATAAAGCCTTGACCACCGGAGATCTTGTCATCGGGATCAAACATGTCTTGACTAGCGTATGTATGATTTGTTGCGACCAATCCCACATTGTGATTACCAAACATGTTAACAGAGTTACGCACCAGCGAAGTCAATGCCTTGGGTTTACGACCCATGTCGCCCTTCATGTCACCAGCTTGGAACTGGTTAACGTCAGTTGGTGTGAGCAACATGCCCAGCGAGTCAATGACCCACAACACCTTCATGCGGTCTTCTTCCGGCAATGCTTTGTAATCAATCATAAATGTCGAAATTGCCTTGGCAACGTCGTCAATCATGCTCATGTTGAGTTTAAGCAACTTGGAAGGGCCTGTGTCAACACCCAGCGCATGCAGCCATGCTTCGTCAAGTGCGTTTTCGGTATCAACCAGAATAACAAAGATACCTTGATCTTGTGCGTTCTTTACAATGTTTCCAGA